CTCTTCGTTCAGTACCGGTGCCCATTTCTCGATCAGCTTATCGTATGATACTTGCTGTTGCATTTTTATTGGACTCCCAAATTATTTGTTAGTTTTTTGGATTGCGGAGAGATACTGAGCCATTGTATCCGAAGAAACTACAGGTGCATCACCTTCATCTTCTTCTTCAATATCAGCGGACTCGGTAACTTTTTTGGTAAAGTATGATTCTTTGACTGTAGCTACTTTCTTAGCGAAAGTCTCATCGTCTTCGAATTCTACATCTTCAACCAAATCTTTGAGTTTTTCCACTTGAGTTTCTGCTAGATCAGCTGAAGCTTCACGGATAATCTTTTCGCGTGTTAGAACTTCTACTTTCTCTTGCATTTCAAGTGAATTAGCTACTGCAGTATTGTGTGCTTCTTCAAGCTCAGCAATTTCAGCAGCCATTTCGTCAACTAGGTCAACCTTTGATTCTGGAACCTCGATGTAAGACTCAGTAAACAGATCTTTCAAGCTGTTCATGAACTTCTCGGCGATTTCAGTACGAAGGCCTGTTTGGACGGCAAGTTTATTCTCTTCCATCCAGTTCTCAACTACGTAGTTAAGATAACTGTCGACTTTTTCAACGAGTTCGGCTTTAGTAGATTCAACTTCTTCAGCCAATTCTTCGTTGTACTTCTCTTCGAGACGATCAATTTCTTCGCTAAGCTTTGATTTAATAGCTGCTTCGAAAATGACTTCTGCTTTTTCTTTGAACTCTTCAGACAGTGTAGCTTCTTCGGCGACCAATGCATTGAGGTCGTCTTTAAAGTCTGCCTGATATTCAATTTGCTCTTCAGCAACCAGTTCGCCATCAAGATCGTCTTCAGATGTACCATTATAGTGCATCATAGCTTGCAGAGATTTCTTATCCATCTTCTGCATTTTTCCGACCATAGCGGTGATCATACCAGCTTTGGTTTTGATCATCGGATCTTGTTTAGTCTGGTCACCTTTACGCTTTGGCGCAGAACCTGTAGCTTCACCTGCTTTATCAACAGATGCTACGGACTGAGCTTCAGCATTTTTAGGATCGTGAGCTTCTTCCACGACATCGTTGTCATCATGGAGGTCAACTTCCTGATCTTCGATTTGATCTTCAGTCATTATTGACTCCTTTATTTAGATTTGACTAACGAGAGGAAATTCTTGAACTCACGAACCTGAGTCTCATAGAGATCGGCTCTTGGAGCTTTCTTAATTTCAGTCTCAATCTTTTCAATAGCCTGAGCTTCAATGATACCGTTGTTCCATACCCATTCAACACCTTCCATAACCCCATTAACAAAAGCACTAGGTGCAGATGGATCTTGAACAATATCTACTGCATTGAGTAGAAAGTCTGGTTTAACAACCATTGCGTTACCACGATTTTCAAGGCTTCCCATTCCACGAGTTGATACGCCTAGTTTGACTCCTCCATCCAACAAACCTTTTACAATTTGTCCCATAGGAGTTTCCAAAATAGTCGCCTTACCCACAACATCGTTACCTTTCATTTCAAGGTTTTCGATCTTGTGTGAAACTTTATCTAAGTTAACGGTCGGTCCTTCAGGATGGTTTAATTCACCAACTGCTCTGCCTTTTGATACTTGATCACCGACATATTTACCAACAGCAGATTCCATAACCTCAGTTGGATATATACGACCGTTACGATTCTTTGTATTTGCCTGCGCAAATATACCTTCGATAATATATTTCTTACCTTTACCGTCTTTCGCGGCTTCAACAATAACTTCAATATTACTTTCAGTATATTCAGAAATAAGTTTCATTTCTTTAGCGCCTTAACAATTGCATCTGAAGCTTTTTCAGCTTCATTCTTTGTTTTATAACGATCTATTCTATCACCATCCATGAAAGCGTCAAGACCGTTACGTTCTTTATAGATCATAACCTGTATTCTACCCAGCTTTTTATTGACCACAAGTTGGCCAGCTGGTCTTCTACCGGTTAGCTCTCTTAATTTTGTAAAAGTTTTCATTTTACTATGTTATTTATACTTTTATTACTTTTTACTCAGAAGAATTTTCTTCTTCCTCGTCATCTTCTAGCTCGAATCCTTCGTCGGTATCATCGTCCTCGTCGTCGTGATCTTCGACTTCGACATCTTCCTCATCATCTTGTTCCTCGGATTCAAGCTCCCCCTCTCCTTCAAGGTCAAGTTCGAGCTGTTCGTCGTCAGGATCAACCTCTTCTTCATCTTCGACTCCGTTATAGATCTGATCCGCCATACGAATTTTTTCTTGATCGAGTACATCATTTAATTTAACTGTCATTAGTTCGCCAAATATATTATTAGCTTGACTATACTCTTGATTCATTGCATGCTGAATCATATCTTGAATTTCAGGTGTTGGCAGTTCTGCTGCTTCTGGTTCAGGTGCAGCCACTTGTGCTTCTGCTTCACTCATTGTCATCTCCTACTGGTTTCAACTCAAATTTTTGCGATGGAGCCTGCTGTTCTGGTTCCTCTTCTGGTTCCTCTTCAGTTTCACCATCTATTTCTTTCTTCATATTTTCTACATCCTCATCTGATAACATGAGAATGTTCTTTTGTACCCATTCTTTAGAGTAATATTCACCTACATAGTTTTGTACCATGTCAAGTGTCTGGATTCTTTCACGCAATACTTCAATATCACGCAGTTCTGTAAAGTGATTATCTTTTACAAAGTCAACCGTAATATCATTCTTCCAGCTTTCCCAATCTTCTTCTGTACAAATTCCTTTAAGAATTAATTGCTTTTTAAGAATTCCATAGAAGAGATGTGCAAAACGCATACGAAGTCTGTCGATGAACTTCTGGAACTTTAACTCATCTCTGTTTATTTCTGTAGATCTACCAAGAGAGAACTGTGATTCTTGTTCTAATCTATTGATAGGGACGTTTAGTGACTTGTATACTTTCTTTTGAAAATAGATTATGTCTTCTATTTGACCGAGATTCTCACCGCCTGGAAGTGTAGAGATTTCTGTGCCTCTACCGCCTTCACGACGCGGTAACCAAAAATCTTCAAGCATTGACATATGTTTACGATCATCTCGTATTTCACCGGTCTTTGCATCGTATACAAGTTTGTTACGATACTTTGCCATGATGTCTTTCATATATTGTTCTGACTTACCACGTGGTAAGTTACCAACATCAATATAGAAAATACGACGTTCAGGTGCACGAGCCAAACGATAGATAACAAGTGCGTCTTCCATCATGCGAAGCTGATTGATTGGCTTCAATGCTTTATGTAAGAATGAAATAATCTTTTTACGATCTTCTGATAACAAGCCAGATGTGACATAACTGATAGAATCAGTTGTCATTTTTACACCGTTTGTTGAAGAACCAGGTTTTTCCTGGAAAATAAAGAACTCTTCAGTTTTTTCAATTATATCTGCGCCCGTAACAGGATCTTTCTTTTTCTTTACTTTCTTGACCTTGCGCATTTTAGCAGCATCAATAGGTCGTACTTCAACAATACCTTCTTTCGGATTTTTCTCGTTGATTACAAGATGATGATACATACGACCATCGATATACCAACGTCTGAAAATATCGTGACCTAACTCTTTAAAGTTAAGCATACCATATATAGCGTCAAATTCTTCTTTAATTACTTTTTTGATTCTATCTGGAGCTTCAACATCTTCCATGTTAAGGTCAAGCGTTTGCTCTAATTCAGATCCTGTAATTGATTCGTTTACAATATCTTCGATAGCCATATCAACTTCGGGATGCATCGCATTACCGCGATATTTCATTATGAGTTGATAGTTATCTTTTGAGTCATCATCACCAAGATTGAGATACTGACCATAGTGGGAACCAGATGCAGTCGCATAACTACCACCTTCGTCGTCTCTCGGCGGAACTATCGAAGGAGCTTTTTCTTCTTCCTTCTTCTTAGCGCGTTTGATTTCAAAACCAAATAATTTAACGCTGTCTTGTCCTGCAGTTTCAGCCATATTAATTCCTTAAACTAGAGATAGGAGCCGAGAGAACCCGGCTCCTTACTATTTATTTAGTCTGTGGTATTTGACTCGAAGTACTGGTATGCCCAAGTACAGGTGAATCTTTCAATATTATCATTGTCTGCGTATGACAATGCAATTTCTGAAAGGTCTTGAGGATATGCACCACGGAAGGTGTATGTCTTCAATGTGTCACCATTTCGGTCAAGTTGTTCAACTTTCAGATCTGCTTCGTAAGCAATCGGTGTTGTAAGACCTGTATTTGCTGAGTGTGCATTAATACCATTCATCCATCTTTCAATTGGATCTCTGACTGCAAAGTCAGTATCATTGATGATGGTGGTAGTCCATTCAGCAAACGTACGGTCACCAGCCATTTTTAAGATTCTTCCACGGAAGAAGACTGGAATAATACCGAATGTTGATCCAGGTAATGCTGCAGCTTCACATAAGAAAGATGTGAGTTCTGCATCACCATTTGCAAATCCTGGAAAGTTAATTGTTACCTTAAAGAGGTTAGGACGTGCACCGCCACCTCTCAGTTTTGACTTAAAATCGTCTACTCCGAGAACAGCCATTTCCTACCTCCTTACACTGTGCCTACAACTTCTTCGAAGTCAACACCTGTTCTAACTGCCACAAAATTCAGTGTGACGAAGTTAATTGAACGTGCTGGCTTGATGAAGATGTTTGCGATGAATTCATTGCGATCTACAATTGCAGGAGTGTTGTTTGTTTCATCACACACTACTCTAAAGTCTGTGATTCCACGTCTACCTTGTACTTCACGAAGTACAGGCTCTACAATATTGACGAATTCTGCACGAGTAAACTCATCATTGAATTCGAATAATACTTGTTGAGCAGCTCTACCAATTGCTCTTTCAAGGATAAGGAATAAGCGACGTACATTGATTCGATCAAATGCAGACGGACGTCCAAGCATTGTCTTATCGCCGTATAGAAGTGTACCTTGTCCAGGAATGTTAGCGATTGGATTTACATCAGCTTTGTACAGTTGATCTCTTTGTGACTTGTTTGGTGTGTATGCCAAACCAGTAATTCCGAGATACTGACCACGTCTTGAGCCTGCTGGTGAGAACCATGGAGCTCTGTTAAGGTCAGTGAATGCACAAATACCTGCAGTTGATGATGCTGCCGGAATGTGAATATAACCATCGTTATACTTGTCGTAAACTTTCAAGAAGTTATTATCAGCAACAAGATAAGATGAGTTAGTGAAAGTATTCGCAGTAGCTATAATATTTGTTGTAATGTCTGCTGCACTTGTTAAATGCACTACATCGTCTCTTGCCGGTGAAGCGTTTACGATACAATCTTTAC